ATAGCGAACGTCTTCACGGGGCGTATTGGTTCCCCAAGCAATGCCATCTCTATCTGTAGTGGCAAGCTCTAGGTGCTGATTACCCGTGCTTTCCTTTACCCACCACTGGAAATATCCATTCGGCAAGTTAACGATGCTGCACATGAACTTGAGTCCTGGTGGCCTAGATGCAGAGACGCCACCATTGCCGGTGTTGCTACTAGACTTAGCATCTACATAAGCTTTAGTGGCCGCGTGATGTGACTCGACAGGCTCTTTTAAGTTATAGACGCCAAGCGATCCACCAACGCTGTGTATCAGTGTCTTGTTTTTACCTTCTGAGGTTTGTTGCTTAACCTTCCAGTCAGTGTCATCAGGTAGCTGATTAGCGCCTGAGTTGCCTAGCTTTGATGAAAGTCCTTGGTCTACGTAGTCTTGACTAACACCCTCTTGATTCTGCGGATAAATGTAAACTTCCTCAGACTCATCTACCTCAAAATCATTGACCCCGGATAGGTACTCAACCGTCAAAGCATTGGAGTCGCCACTGATCGCTTTATAACGCGTGACGTCACCCGCATTCCTCGCACCCACGGCTTCAACAAACTCAATAATGTCGTCGGGGTTCGTCGGCTTAGTAGTCTGTCCGTTTGAATCAAATGGTGCGAAGCTGATATAGGTTACGTCTGCCGCATTAGGACTGTTGACATATAGCTCACCATTTCTAGTGGCTACGTTAATCTCAGTACCTTTGACTGTGTAACGTGAGACTGCGCCCTTGGTAATACTTAGCTCCTCAACCTTGGCGACAATCTTGGCTTGATCCTCTAAGCTCTTTTCTATCTGAGCAACGATGGCCTTTTGCGTATCCTCGCCCTGCGAAACCCTGCCCTCCAAAGTTGTAGGAGGCGCAACAGTAATCCAAGCATCTGAATCTTTGTGCCAGATAAACAACTGCATAACGTCTTGATTGTTATCAAACCACAGCATTCCATCGTCAGGATCATCAGGAGCCTGATCGCTTATCACTACACCGCCAGCTACATCCAGCGCTTGAATCTTGTCCCAAAGGAAGCGGTTGACTTTAAGCTGGTTGGTTAGCTCATCAAGCTCTCCGGGAGTAGGAGCAAAGCGGCCCTTAGAATCACGGAACATCAACTGTCCGTTAGTCTCTATGAGGTCAGTCGTTGCCGGAGTCCACTCCTGCTTCCCGTCTGTAGTCTCTCTATAGAGCAGCCACTTACCATTACGCAGGTTTGCGTTAGGTCGTCGGACATAACCTGATAGATCAACCGTACCGCCACCACCGCCACCGATGGACTTGTAGTGGACTTCATTCATTGTGCCGCCTTCACCAAGGGGCATCTCTACGGTGTAGCTTGTACCGTCCGTTAGGTAAAGAATGATTGAGCTATCAATGTCCTGCTCAATACGCGCAATGCCAACACCGTCTGACCCTTCTGTGCCGTTAGCGCCAGCTTCACCTTGTGGGCCTTTGTCGCCTTTTAAGCCACGATCACCCTTGGGGCCTTTGTCACCCTTAGCGCCGTCTTGACCGGGGCCACCGATCTCTCCGCGCTCACCCTTAGCACCCGCTGGGCCGATGATCTTCTTAACATTCCCGACTTGAGCTTTCTTAATCTCAGAGGTAACAAGGTTGAGGATTTCGTATAGGCTTAACTCACTCACTGAATGTGACTCCCTCTAGCATCTGAGCGTTCTGCCCCATCATCTGTTGAAGCTGTTGTTGTTCGGCTTGCTTGGCTTGCATCTGTTGTTCTGCCATTTGCATCTGTTGACGCTTCTCATCGTTGGCTAGCTGGTGAGCTTCTTCTTCTCTTAGGCTGGCAGCGATCTGTAGCTTCTCTGCAATAGAGACATCTATCTGCCCATCCTTGTCTTGATCGGCATACTTCAAGATCAATTCCTGTGGATAAAGATCAGCTTCAGCTTTGTACTTCTCGGCCCGTGCCATGCTCTCAGCGTGTTGACCCTGTATCGCTGCGATCTGCGCCTCTTGTAGCGCCATCTGTAGCTGCTGATTCTGCTGCTGCATCTGCTGCATTTCGGGGTTGGGCTGGCTTGCGGCTTCAAGGCTTGCCAGTAACTCGTCCTTACTGCTGACATTAAGGTGCTCAATCACCGCCTTCATCAGCGTTGCGTGTAACGGACTGTCTGGTGGTGTCACCTGTAGGACTTGAGTTAGCTGGGCAACCTCGTACTCTCTGGCAATCACGCCCAAACTGCTGACAACACAAAAGCTGAAGTCCTTGATTGGATAGGTCTCAGGGTCGTACTGCATGTAACGATAGGCTAACTTCTTAATCAGGGGCTTAAAGAAGTTCTCTTGGAAGTTGACCAGTGTTCGACGTTGACGCTTCATGACCGCGCCCATCGACATCGAGATACCGGCTGCTGTGGTGTCTGAGCTTGGCCCCTGTGCCATCTGAGCCCCATCAAGGGCTCCAGTAGCTTGCTGAACCATCATCTGCAAACCCGTAGACTGGTTGAAACTGATCTGATTCAATTGACCAAAGTTAAAGGGCATCAAGGCTTCGGCTGGATTACCGTTGGTCAGGATCATCTTGCCGGGTCTGACCTCAAACTTGCTGTCCCTTGGGATCTTGGCAGCGTCTACGGCCATCATGGGATGTGTCGTTAATGCCAGAGCGTCTACCCGCGCCCGCATTTCAGCATCGAGGGCCTTCTGACTCATGTAACCCTTCTCGCACACCCCACGACCCCAGAACCGTGAGGGGACAACATCCCATGAGAACGCCATAATCGGACGATCTTTCATCATGTAAGGATTGGCTAACGCTTTAAGGATTTCACCGTCTGCAATGACCACGATAGCCTCAATGAACTTGCTATCCTCAAGGTCTTCACCGTCTACACCCGCCTCAACCAAGAGATCACGGGGTACATGGCCGTAGTAACGCTTGATTCGCACCGTATCGTCGGGTTGCATCAGTAACTCGGCATCTTTAGCCAGCCCTAAGTTGGATTGACCACCACCAATGTCAACATTGCGGTAAACACCGGACTCAATCAGTAGCTCGATGGAGTGCTTGCTCACCATTTCGTCAATACAGACACCCATTGCGCTAGAAAGACAGGTAGCACTGGGCTCAATCAGGAAATTCTTGGGTAAGATGGGCTTCATCTTGACGATTGGGCGGGTTGTTTCCTCTACCCCGAACTCTGCCATGCCCGAGGCTTCCATTTCTGGCATCTCACGGGTAGCTGGCTTGTATTCAATGGTCTCATCAATGATGAGCTCGGCAATACCTGTCCCATAGACGGCGGCATTGATTAAAACCTCGCCGATAGCGGGTCGAACGTGGGCTCGTTCAATGTCTTTGTGCAGCAAATACTGCAATCCTGCGACATCTTTGGGATCTTCGTCGTCATCTTCCAGCATAAACAGCGTAGATTGGCTGAATGTCGCTGTCTCTATCTCAGCTACGTTAGATTCAACGGCTTGCTGTAGGGCTGGAGCGATTAACTTAGAGCGCTCACTGGCTCTAGTCTTGTCCTGCTCTGACCAGATCCCGCGCCATAGACGAAAATACTCATCATGCTGGTCGGCATAATTCGACTCATAATGGTTGCGCCATTTGTCCGTAGTAGAATCAATCCACCCGTACAGATCTTGTTCTACACCTAAAATATCATCGTCAGACATCAGTAACCTGCCACGGCATCAAGGCATTCAAACTCATCAGGAGCATCAATACCGGAGAAATAGGGAACCTGCGCCATCTGGTCGATATAACTTAGGCTGTCAATCAGGTCATCGTGTACTAAGGCCGAGGGGAAGTTCCCGGCCTCATCTTCAAAGCGTTCGTTCCATTCACCTTTCTTGAGGTGTACCAGTCCATTCTCAAAGCGTCCTGCAAGCGCCCATAGCACTCTGTCAGCCTTCTTCTGGTTACCGTGAGATAAGGGCTCTAACCGGAAGATTCTCGCTGTACGGCGCATCATGTCGTTCAGAGGAGAGAACACCGCTTGTTGTGCGATCCCTTTCTCAATTCCTGTAATGATGGGTCTATGTTTATCCACAGCCGCAAAAATGTGTCCACAGGTTTCATCCAGTGACCACTGACCGTGGATAATATCCTCGACGTACCAGTGACCCTCAGCATTGACATAGACCACAGAGATCGCGGAGTCATCGCGCTTCTTGGTTTTGCGCTGGCCTGTTTGTTTAAATCCCGCTAAGTCGATGCCGATATAGACATCGTAGTTACCGTGAGGTCGCTTCTCGTAGTAATCGAAATCCTCTACCTTAAAGTGGCCTTGAGTCTTGGCATCGAAACTTGCCATATACTCTTGCTGAAATGCATAGTTAGGTAGGGTGTTTCGGGCATGTTCTATTTCTTCGCGTTTAACGAGAGGATTGTCAAAGCTCGTGAAGTGGAATGATGTCCAGTTCTCAAACCCGTCAGCGCCTAAGTACATGTCGTAAAAGTGGTTGCGGCCTTCCGGTGTACCAATGGCAATCATGGTGCCTTGTTGGTCGGACAGTGCAGGACGTAGGATGTTCTCCCATACGTCAGGCTTCATAAAGGCGTACTCATCCAAGACTAAGTGCTTGAGCGATACACCACGCAGGGTATCGGGTCTGTCTGAGCCTTTAAGGTAGATCTTATTCCCTCCAGCTAACGTGAGCTCAAGGTTGTTAATGTTCTGGTGTTCGATGATGTCCCCGGCTATTTCCCAGAGTACGTCCCACATCACATCCCTAGCTTGTCCTTGGGTGGGCGCGACATAAAAGACCTTTCCTTTTTTATCGTTAAGGGCCGCAAGGATTAACGTACAGGCCGCAAGGTAGGACTTACCTGTACGACGACCAGCCGCGATAACCTTAAAACGTGACGTATCTCTCAGAACTTCTTTCTGCCAGTCCAGAGGATCAATGTTTACATCTCCGATAGATCCTCCTTCACAATCTCACCATCGACAACCTCGGGGGTCTTAATGTCCATCCCCGTAATGTTGACTGTCACTGCTGCGGTTTGCTTCTGCTCATCTAAGAAAGCACT